CTAATGCTGATGTTGCTGCACTAGGTGCCGTTAAAGTAAAAGGTAAAGCTTCGCCCCAAGCACCCTCACCCCATGTGCCTCGACCCCAGCCGTTTATAATAGCCATACTAGGCTAAAACTAAGCTATTCTTATAATAGCAGTTGATGCAGCTGCAGCTGGGAAAACTATGGTAAAGTCCCCTGCTGTTGATGTTTTATCTCCACCAAAATCTATAGTAGCTACTGACTTGTCGCTGTTAGTATCATTATAGATCATGCATCCTCTAGCTGTAACTGTAGCTGTACTAAAAGTTAAATCATTAAAGTCAGTAAAACCAGTAGTACCAGAACTAGTTGGGGCTACATTAGTTAATGCTGCTCCGCCAGAAGTATAGTTAGTACCTGATGCTTGACCAGTTGTAGTGAATGCAGTTGTAGTTGCACCCAGCGTAGCTGATGATGTGTACAAAGCTAGTTTAAAAGAATTACCACCTGACGCAGCAAAGTTGTGTGTGCCTTCAAGTAACTCTTTTTTAAAGCTGGTTGTTAATGTTGATGATATTGCCATTTAAAGCTCCTTCAAAATTTTTGCTAAATCTTCATGTCCTTGTGTAATCAATAAGTTTCGCATCGTGCAACGCTCACTATTGATTGCCTGTTTAATATGATAAAGTATTGTTTCATAAATAGCTACTTTATATGCCTCTGCCTGTTGTCTGATATGAGGTGCTGCATTTTCACTAATACCACATATTCTATCAGTTAATCGCTGTGCCCACCATTCTGGTGGGTGCCCTCTGTTTTGTTGAGTCTCTACTGTTATAGCACCTAAGTTACTTTTTACTATATCATCTAACATTAATATCTTTTAGCCTCTGGTGGTGCATCCATTACAGTCCTTATTTCAGTGATATTGGATAATTGTTCTTGATATAACATCTCATTATATTTAGATAACTTAATTTGATGGTAATTTTTTTCATCATCTAAAATTACTATATCAGGGTCATCAAGTCTATGATAACCGTACACTCTTTTTTCTATAGGACAGTCAGTGTCAAGTAATCCTGATCTAGCCCCAACATTTACTGTCATACCGTTTTCTATGCATTTAGCTAACCAAAACTCACAACATGCTCTGCCTGCTTCTGCAAAATGCATATTACCTCTATAAGTAAAATCAATCCCGAATAAATTAATACTACCAACTTTATTGTGTAAAGCAAAGGCAAAAGCAAAGGGCACAGTATTGTTTAAGTACGCACAGTTGGCATTTGAAACTACTTCTTGAAGTGGATATAAAACAGCTGAAGGACATCTTTCATCAAGTTCACAAGTGTATATTGGGCAATCAGCTACAGGCAACCACCTACGCATAATATCTGTTTGTGTGCCTGCGTCATCTGTATCCATAAATCTACTAACTGGATCTAACATAAATACTCTGTCGCATTTAGTGATAGCCCCCATGCAGTTTATACCCCATACTTCATCGTAAGTTTTTGAATGTACTAAACTAAGGTGAAAATCTAATTGACTCTCGCCCATAGCAACTATGGCAATATTCTTGCCCTCAAGTTTTTCTATAATCATGCTTGTGGTTCTCTCCGTATCTCATCGTACCTGTATTGGTCTCTAGTTGATTTAGCTTCACCAAGGTTTTTAAGCCCTAGTAAAGCCTCTTGAAATTTGCTTTCGTATACAGGTATAGCTTCGTAATTTTTGAGATACGTACATGCTTCTACTAAACTACCGTAAAGTATGGCGTTAGGAGCATTGGTAGATAGCCACGTAGTGCCACTATCTCCTGCAGACGTTAATGAATTAGGTCTGAAATAATAATGCAGTTCTACCTTAAAATCAGAACTTGGTGATGGTGCTATAATAAACGTGTCATCATCAAACTCTGCATAGTATCTAGGTGTCCCTGTGGTTAGTGCATTAGGACTAAAATCCCTAATGAAAGAAACTTGTTTTAGTAATAAAAAAGTGTAATCACCGTTACCATCTATTACTGATAGACTAAATGGTGCTAAATAATCATCTGGAGTAGTTAGGTAAGGAGAAGAAGTACTAAATTCTCCTTCTACATTTTTTCTAAACTCATCAAGCTGTACGTTTTTTAATATGCGTTCCTCAGCTGTTTCAATAAAATTATTTAGATTGCTTACTAAACTCGTTTCAGTGCTTTCAAGATAGTCTTGTATAGCTGTTTTTAATTGTGAATAAGTAAAACTCATGATGTATATATTGTAGCCCCCATCCCACTATGGTTAGTGCAATAATAATGCAGTGTTGGTGCTCCTGATGCTATTTCTATTTGTGAATAAGCACCCGAAGATCCTGGTGTTCCTGAAGTTGTTACTCCAGTAGTGTATTCTGAACCGCCTCCGTGCGTACCGTTAGCAGTAGTAGAAAACCTTAAAGGATGTCCACTATTACTTGCATCTGATTGATCGAATCTATAAGTACTACCCTCAGATAAATATAAATTAACATCAGCAGAGGCAGTTGATCCATTAATAGCAAATTTATTGGATGAGCCTACATTATGATAAGGGTGATTTGATGGGTTGCCTCCTACCACAGTGATGGTGTATGTAGTAATAGATGGGGCTGGTGTTGGTGCTGGTGTAGGAGACGGAGAGGGCGACGGAGTAGTTGTACCATCAAGCGTTACTGTCACACTTCCTACGTCTCCATCTAAAGCAGATAAATTATATAAAGCACCTATAGGGTCATTGTAATTAACTTGCATTACTGGTGAACTTACACCTGCACTATCAACAGGGTTGTTTATTATTACAAACCCTTGTCCTGTAGTAGGTGCTGGTATAGTGGGTCTAGGTTCATGTAAAGCCTCAGGATCAGTGGCGTGGTGTGGTGGTTCTAGCTGTGGGTGTTTAGGTTCAAAACACTCGTGGCAAACTTTAAAACCTGTCCATTCTTTTCTTAAATCACTATATGCTACATCAAAACCGCATCTGTCACATATAGCCCTTGAATATTTTCCTTGTGCGTATGCCATTATTTTTTACGTGTTTTTCTTATCGCCTCTTTACCCTTTTTAAAAATACCAGCTACCACTGTTTTTCCCATAACTTTAGCTCTTTGTTCACCAACGGTGAGTATTTGTATTTTTCTAGCATATGGTTTTTTAATCTTTTTAACTTTAGCAACAGTTGCTCTAGCATCTGCTGGTGTTGCAAATTTAATTCTAACTGTATCTTTAGGGTTTTCATCAGTGTATAATCTTCTACCGCTCCCTTTAGGTTTTTTACCTGTGCCTTTTTTAGGGTCTCTCTTTTTTCTAGGCATTAATAAAATCTACGTGAGGGTGTCAACATTAGTGACGCCCTGTTTCTGTCTTCATCTGCAGCTAATTTAAAATCTTGTTCGTACTGTTGTTTTAATAAACCAGCTTTTCCTGGATTCTTTTTTAAAGCTATGTAATACGCTAATCCACTTACCATACAAGGTATGAATCTAGATGGTACATCAGGGTCTTCTGATGAAGTATTGACATCATCTATACGTTGTATTCTATAAGATATAAGTTGGTAATTGTTAGAATCAGGTGTTGGCCAAAGCTTAACTACTGGTGTAGTTTGCCTGTCTACAAAAAATTGACTTGGTCTAGCTTTAGTAGACTTAGTTGGTATGTTTAAATATTCTTGTCTACCTATTCTATCAATGTCAATGTCGACTACAGGACTTTGACTGTTATCTCTTATTACAGCTGAAAGTATGTCTATATCAAAAGCGTTTAAATTATAAGAAGATGTCCCATCTGTTAGTGTAAGTGTTACTTCCTCAACAGTCCATAGATTGACTCCTCTATTAGCCCAATCTGCAAACATTATATTCATAGAACGTCTAGCAGTTCTAGCATCGTACCCTGTACGTTGTTCTAGCCCTGCTAGTTCGTAAGCCTCTTCAATAGTGTCGGCTATATCTAAGGCAAATGTTTTAGTTCCTGATGTTGCCATAATTACTCATAGTCTTTTATACAATGTAAAACTATAAGGTAAGTATCACCAGAGCTGTGTCCAGTAGTTGTAAGAACTATATCCCCATTTTTACCAGAGCCAGCAGTATTTTGCAGACCACCAAAAGGTCCAAAATCTAAAATACCGTCAGCACTAGGGTTTAACTCCATACACAAAGTGTTACTACTAGCATTCCAGAATAAACCTATTTTAGTAAAGCCTAGTATTGAATAATAAACTTTAGTAAGTTTTACTCCTGTACATGCTGCTCCGTCACTTTTACGTGGTTGAAGTCCACTTACATCTACTTTAGCAACAGCACTTTCACCTGTGCCATCACTTACATTGGTCAGCTGAACTATAAAATCTTTTTCACCATCTAAAATGGTGGTTGAAGTTACTGCGTCTGCCATGTTAAGCTCCTAATATTAAGCGTCAGCGAATGGTGTTACTACAGTTCCTGAAGCAAGGTTAATACCCTCTACTGCGTACTTGGCTGAACCGATAGCAGTTACTTTAATAATAGTACCAACTATGCCACCTTTAGTACTGCCGTTTAAAGTAATAACATCATTACTAGCTCCTGAAAAGAATGTTTTACCTGCTGCATCGCTTTTACCCATATATAGTCCGCCAACGAATTTATCTGTTCCGTCAGTTTTAATATCTAAGTCTGTAGCTGCAGTTTCTATAACAAAAGTAAATGTTGCACCTAAATTATTTAGTGAGTTAGGATCTGTAGGGTCACTAGGTGCAGTAGTAACGATTGAGGGTAAAGTAAATTTACCATCAGCATCATTACAAGTAAGTATGCGTCCTGCGTGACTGTCTACGGTTAAAGTTGTGTCTGCTGTTAAACTTACGACTGAAGTATTCCCTGCGGTAATAAAACCAGAAATAGATCTAACTGGACCTGAAAAAGTTGATTTAGCCATTGTTTTCTCCTATAACTAAACTCGTTGCCCCATCTTTGGAGTAAGTCTGCCGAGCCAGTTGGTGCAACTTATTAATCTCGGTTTAATTAATTGTAAGTTAAATATTAGAAAAAAGAAAGGGAGCCGAAGCTCCCTTACTGGTATAATTAAATACCTACCCCGAAAGGTTAAGCTCCTGGTGAACCAAAGATACCTCTCCAGTCAGAGAATCCAAATGAATATCTCTCTCTAGCTTTGTATCTTACATTACCTGTCTCAAAGTCTCCTTCCATGCCAGTTGACATAGGAGATCTTACAAAATGTTTGAGACCATTAGGAGCGTCAGTTTTGATGAAGAAAGCATCAGTATCTGTTAGATAATGGTTAACAACGTATCCTTCTGGGAACATACCCATATTCTTCATTGCGTTTATATCGTTGTCAGATGTGCTTGTTCTTCCTGGAGACTGTAGTACTCTATCAGCCACAAACTGTAATTGTGGTGGTACTATCAGTTTCCTAGCTTGAACATTAATCTTAATACCTCTTTCGTCTTTAAACTGAGAAATATCAATTAATGCATTTTCTAAGGAAGTTTCATTCAAATCTGCAGCAGTACTAAGCTCATTAGCCTGATCACCAGCTGTTAAGCTAGGGTGGTCAGTAGTCATGAGAGGTTTACCGTCGCCTCCTGGAAAGGAAGTTGAGAAACCATTATTTAGTACGTTTGCAGCTTTTACCTGCTTTGTGCTCGCCATTGAACGTGCTAAAGCTCTAGTGTATCTAGAAGATAAACTATCGTAGAGGTTGTCTTCGATTGCTTCTTCTGTCAACGCGAAAGCTAAAGCTACAGTTTCATGAGTGTAACGAGCTGTGAAAGTCTCTTGAGCAGTATCGTAACTTACAGCAGCACCCTCTCCTTTAACTGGAGCTTGTGCAAAACCTGCTAACATTACTTCTTCCTCAAAAGCCCTGTCTGAATTTTCTGTATCAAAAATTTCAGCGTGCTCGTTCTCATAACGATCGTACTCAAGACCGAAAAGTGCATTCAATCCTGGCTCGAGTTCTTTAACTAGTTGTGCTCTATTAATTGCCATTATTAATCACCTTTAGTCGTTACCGAACGTTGAAGCTGGGAATATAAAATACCCTCTAGCGAACTCGCCTATTGAGTTGTCTGGTCTATCGACGAAGCCAACTTGTTTAGCAATACCACTAGCGGTAGTTGTAGTCACACCCTCTTTCGAACGGTTGTTGTTAGTATCACCTGCAGTTGTAGAGATAGTATGCACTTTTCCAACATCTGCCTGAGTAGGAGTACCTGTGTACTGTGCCTCATAGACAATGTTTGGATCAGTATATACGTATGCTTTAATATCTGCAGAACCCAATGATGCTGTACCAGAAACAAATCTTCTAGTGAAGATAACTTCACCAGTAGTGTCCTGATATTCACATCCACCAAATACACCTAGAGGAGCATCTGTAGCACCTGCCTGAAGAACATAACCACTTGTAAGTTTAACTACATCGCCTGAGAAAATATCTCCACTAGCTCCACTTTCAATAGCAAATTCTGAAGGTCTAATCGTGCCACCACTCATATGGTATGCTGGTGTAAATCCATTAGGATCATTTACATTAGCCATTTATATCACCTTTAATGTATATAAAAATTCAAAATTAAGTTCTAAAATTAACTTTTAGAACCTCCGCTTCCAAAAGTAACTTTGCTTGTCCTATTAGGTCTATCTATAGGCATAACAGAATTACTCTCTCGCATAAGATTGTGGTCCACTGCTTCCATTTGGTCTCCAGCAAGTTTAGCATAATATGCTCTCCTTTCTTCGACTGTTTCTGTAGGCATCTTAGCGAGGATTAAGCCACCAACTCCTATGACTCCAGCGTGTTTACCATCATCGTATGTAGGGGCTTCAAAATCAGGATGGTCACTAGCCATTACTGGCTCCCAACCCTCACGAATACGTTTAGACATATTCGCTTGATCTTGTTGTCCCGCCATCGATTCACGTATCCATCTGTATACATAACCCTCTGGTGGTTCAGGTGCGTCTAATAAAGACGGTGGACTCCATGGTTTACGACGAGCTTTATTTTCTCGACTTTCCGCAGATCTAGAGCTTCGATCTGATTTAGTAGTATTATTATCTTCTACCATTTTTACTCCTTAACATGCTTAGCATATTCTTCTAGTGGCACACCTAACCTTTTTGCTATTGCTACTTGACTCGGTGTGAGTTGTACTTTCCTACGTGTACGTGTTCTTGCTGTAGTAGAACCTCTACTTGAACCAGCGACAACCTCGTTCACTGTATTTGGTTGAGTTTTTCCTAATTTATGTGGAAAAGCTTCAGCCATCCTTCGATCTACTTCTGAATAATAATCATCAGAGGTAGGATCAAAACCCTCTTGTTCTACTAGTTGCCTATGAAAAGCAAAGGCACTAGTAGTCATAGCTACGTCAGAACCAAACCAATCATTCCTTTTAGCCCACTCTTGAGCTTTAGGGTCTGCTTGTACTTGAGCCTGTTGAGGTTGAAGATTTGATTCTATCTCTTTTTCAACATCTACAGGTGTCTCGTTTTGTACTTCCTCTTCTTCTTTAGCTTTGACCCTTTTAAGGCTTTCCTCTTCTACTGCTAGTTTAGCAATATCTTTTTGAGCTTCGAGCATGGCGTCTGTATCGCCACTCTCATATGCCTTTTTATAACGGTCTTGAGCGTACTGAAGTTCAGAACCGACTCTACCTTTATATTCATCATATAGGTTTTGATCAGTTTTTGAAAGTTTATTTTTAGTTTTGTTTAACTCACCTTGAACTGATTTAGCATAATCGATTGCTGCTTGTTCACGTCGCTCAGCTTCACGAACCTTATAAGTTAGTTTAGCGATACGTTTTTTAACACCCTCGCTATAGTCTTCTAACTCATCTGACTCTTTATCAGCTTCTTGTTTAGGTTCTTCTTGAGTTTCCTCTTGAACAACCTCTTCTTCCTCTTCTTTTTCTTCCTCAGAATCAGGGAGTTCAACTTCCGTTATCTCTTCCTGTTCTGTTTCTTGTTGCAAGGCTTCTTCTGCCATGTCTTACTCCTTATAATGCGTGACTACAAATTAACCAGATACTATATCCTCAGGATTAGTAATAACTGCTAATATATCGTCATCGTTTAATAAACGCAAGTCGCCACCCTCAATTTTAATTCGTGCTCCTGCGTACCTGCCGAATATCACCCAATCGCCCTCTTGACACCATGCACCTTTAGGATATCTATCCTTATCAGCGTATGCGTCTGGACCAAGTGATACTACGTATCCTACATTTGTGGCTATACGTTCTTTTTCTAATGTTTCATTAGCTAGGTATAAACCACCTTTAGTTTTTTGCTTTCTACTAAAAGGTAAAACTAATAGTCTGTAGCCTGTGGGGGTAGGGAGTTGTTCTTTTAGACTGTCATCTTCTTGAACACTGTCAGGAGTGAATTTTAAATCCTCCTTAGTTTCTGTATCAGTTTCTTTTTTCTCAAAACGATCAACCGTGCTAGGCACTGGTTCACCACCTTTGCCAAAAGCTGTTACTTCTTTACTCATCTTCTATATCCTTATGCAGGTCACTAATTAAAAATTCCGTAAACGACAGACCTGATATTTCGCCTACGACTTTTTGGTAGTCTTCATAGTTTTGAATACCACCACTTGCTAAAGTTTGTACTAATTGCTCTTTTCTTTCAGCTATTTGTTTCTTTAGTTTATCTAACATCCCCAGTCTCTTCTTGCCCAGTAGTTAGCTTTCATTCTGTCACTACCTAAACCTTTACTACGACTACAGTATGCTTTTTTACGTTTTTTATTATTTTTGTGCATGCCTAATTTAGCATCACCAAAAGTAATTTTTTTAACTCTACCTGTGCTGGGGTTTTTGACAAAGACTACTTTACGTTTTTTACCATAACCAGTCTCGCCTTTACGCAATGCTCTTGGTGTGTTGAGCTTAACCTTTTTACCAGCGTATTCTGCCATTATAAAAGTTTAGTAACTTTTTTCTTTTTAGCTATACCTTGACCTTTACACATAACAGAATTAGGTTCACCACCGTGACCCATCTCTTTTCTACCAGACCCTAGTGCTTTTAAATCTGCACCAGTGATCTTGTTGCGTGGTGGTTCGACTGCAGCTAACTTTTTTTGTTTGGGTGATAAAGGCATTACTCTTTACCACTCCAATCAGCATTGTGCCTAATGCCTTGAGTGGCAGCACCAGTACCTTGTGTTTTGACTTTACCTAAACCAAATACTTTTTTATAAAGTATGTCTACAGTTTTTATAGGCTTTTTATTTAAATCAATTCTTTTAGGTGTGCTTACTTTAACTTCTTTCATGCTAACCTCGCTTTTTTGATTTTTTCTTTTTACCTGCTCCGCCACGTTTCATAGCCATAGGCTTATCTTTCATAGCTCCGCCACCACGTTGCATTCCTCTTTTTTTCGCTTTCTTTTTCATTTTACTATCGCCTCCCAGCGTTTCATCTGTATGGACTTCACCGCCATGCATCATTCTCCGCCTCATAGCATTACCTGGCAACATGCCCATCATTTTATCCATCATTGATTTTTTATTCATTCCTGGCATTTTAATTTCCTCTATTAATTGTATCAGAACTTCTTACATCTTTTAATAGTTCAGAGTAAGATTTACGTATACTTTCTTTTTCTTTTATAAGTGATTCTTCTCTATCTTGAGCTATTTTCATTTCAGCTATAGCTTCATTAGATTCTATTTTAGCTAAATCTACTTGAGATTTTAAGGCATCTGATTGTGCTTTAAGTGCTAATTCTTGTTGTTTTAGTTCAACTATAGGATTAGTTTGAGCGTTAGCTTGTGCCTGTGCTATAGCTTGGGCTTGACCTGTAACCACCTGTGTTGCCTCTGCTGCTAGAAGTGCTAGTTCATTCATCACTTGTGGGGGAATATCATTGCCAAGTTCTGGTAGTTGTTGACCTAGCACTTGTTCTATTTGTATTTTGTATAACATAGCTTGATGCTCTTGTATATTAGAACTTATAGCTAGTTGTGCAACTTGATTTTGACCTACAGCAGGGTTCTGTAAAAAAGCACTGTGTGCAGTTATATAGGCTTCATGGTTTTGAAACTCAAAAGCTTTAATAGGTTGACCAGTCATTGCTGCTTGTTGTTCGCTAATAGGGTCACGAGGCGGTATCTCTTGAACTGGGGGTAAAATTAAATCTATGTTTTTCACCTCTAAGGCTTCGTACATACGTTTATAGGCTTCACGTAAATCGTGTATTTGTGGTGCTGCCTGTGCCATCTGTAGTTCCTGTTGAGCTAACATTACTCTTTGTGCCATACTAAATATGTTAGGGTCACTAACAGGTAATATATCTACTCTGTCGTCAAAGTCTGTTACTTTTATTTCCCTAGTTGCTCCTGGTACATCGTAAGGGTATGTAGGTGGTAAGCTTTTACTAAAAATACCAGCTAATAAATTAAACTCTTTCTTTTGAGCGTAGTGTAAACGCTTGTGTATAGCCGACATAACTTTAGTACCACGTTCTAACATGGCTACAGTGGTGCCTACTGGTAGTTGTTGACTACCTATATCA